ATACGTGACTCAGCTAGCGCCACGTTTACCTCCCTGGGGATAATTATGATGCTACGCGGAATAAATTGATGGACGAGAGATCACAGCAGAAGAACAATCCCGGTTACTACAAGGGTCTCAGCCGGAAGACGAGCTCGGAGCGGGAGAAACACTTCAAGCGCCAGAGCGCGATGAGCTGGGATGATCCCGAAGCTTACAAGTCAGCGCCGGGTGATGACGAACCCACGAAAGTTTCGAAATGGACGAAGATCGCGAAAAGGAGATTTCCGATGAGGAAGAACGAAGGTATCGACTTTGATAATATTGACATCGAGATCATGGTCGCGGAGGCTCTCATACGTGCCGAAGCTGCTCTCCTCGAACGCCAGATCCTTGATGAATCAAAAAAGGGCGGCGGGCCCACGACAGCCTTGAAGAATAAGGCGAAGTCCGCACGAGCTCCTCTCGGAGCGCTCCGCGCGATCTACAACAAGGGACTTGCTGCGTGGAGAACTGGCCACAGGCCCGGAGCATCGCAGCATGCCTGGGCGATGGCGCGGGTCAACAGTGTCCTCGCCGGTGGACCTGCTCGGAAAGTTGATGCCGCGCAGTGGAAGCAGATCCAAAAGTTCAGAAAGGAACGTCGCTAGACTCACGTTCACCGGTGAGGTAGGGTCTTTCGATGACGAGGACTACACGGTGGGTGTGGCGACAGCAGCAGGCGCGGCGACCGCCGGCACCGCGGCGGGGGCTGCTGGGGCAGCGCCTGGAGTGGCTGCTGCAATTTTCCCACCGGGCAGGAGATCGCTGAATTTGATCTTGCAGATAACATCTGAGGCCACCTTGACGAATGGCCCTTCCTGGACGAACCCAGACTTGATCGCCTCGGTGATGGCAGTCGTGATGAAGTTATCGGGTTGCAGGCTCAGCTGCTTCAAGACGTTGTCTATGATCGCTCCCTGAAGCGCGGCGGCGAGCTTTGTGACTATCGTCTTGCAGCCGCCAGGGGAGAACATGGCGCTCAGGTCGGAGAGGCCGAGTCCAGCGATGAAGTTCGTGATAACATCACGTATGAAGCCCGGTTGAAGCTTGAAAAAATCAGCGACCGTGTCGGCGGCGATCTTCTTCACGCCTCGAAGCATGTCGAACCCTCCGAGCTGCTCGTTGACAGATCTACGCTCAAGTTTGTGAAGGGATTCGAAGCAGTAATCATCGAGCTCATGAGCCGAGTACCCACGACTTTCCAGCAGAGCAACGTCGCTTCCCAGCCGAGACCAGTAGCGATAAGCCTCCTCGTTCCTATCCTGAATGATCTCGATGTTTCTTCTACCAGCCATTTTCATGCCTCATCTTTATAGATATGTGTCTCAGATCTCACGAATCAGAATCCTAAGCTGATCGTGACCTTTTAAAAGGCGGTGCCAGCTTTCCTGTGGGATTGAGTGCACCGCGCCTGGGATCAGCTCGAAAGGTAAGCCCTCCTGCAGCTGTAGTCTCCAGCCGTGGCCTTCGAGGATCTCAACCACCCTTCTACGACGATCCATGTGCCACTCAAGCTCCTGATCGGTAACATCACACGAGAATTCCCTGACCGTGCTGTCCTCCGACAGACGCAACTCACGATAGGGTTTGCTCACCACCAACCCGGAATGTTTCGACCGAACAGCTTCGTAGAGCGGCAGGCCCAGTAGCCGCCCTTCGTCTTGTCCTTCTTGTCGGAGCAACCGTGACGTTCACCGAAGCTCTTGCGACGGGCCTTCGATTTCGGCCCGCTACCCATCGCATCCGGCATGCCGGAGCCGAAAGAGACTTTCTTTATATTTCCAGTCTTCGGATCACGAACATAGACATGAGCCCTCCCACCTGAACGGCTCGCTCCCGCTGCCCCGAGCTTCACGGTGCGACCCTTGTACTTCGCCTCATCGAGACCCTCGTCCCACATCGGAAAATCGAGCGGTACCATCCGTCCCTCGAACATCGCCCACTCCCCGATGTCGCTCTGGAAGAGCTCATACTCAGCTTCGGTTGCCTCATAGATCCCTTGCCGCCAGAGCTCACGAGCCTCATTAAAAAGCTCAAAGAACTCTGTCGTTCCTGGGCGGTAAACGTTATCATCGAACGTTGTTCTATTCTTAAGGTGGTAATGAGCGCCCTCCGAGAGATTCTGCCCGATTCCCAACCTGCTGATCGCAGAAGTCTCATCGGACGGGCTCTCACGATCATCCGGAAGGACTTTTTCGGTCGCCTGCGATGGTCCGGTAGCACTCGGCCCCTTATCCTCCAGGAGATGATCGATCTCCTCACTGATAAATTTCCTGATCATCGCTCGATTCATTACCTGTGATCCTTGTAGATGTCGAAGTCACGCATCTTTTTCGGTGAGAGAGTTTTACCGCTTGCGCTTAGATCGTTGGATTTGCTGACGCCAGCGAAAGATTTTCCCTCATCCTCTGGGCGAGGATTCATCTCTGTCGCCTGCGGAGGCTTCGCTCCAACGACATGATCAGCGCTGCGTCCCTCACCTACTTTTTTTTTGAGCCCTTGCCGCGCTTCGGCTTGACAATATCATACCAAGCGGACTCTTCGGTCTTCTTCATGTTGCGACGCTTCTTCATGTACCACGGCTTTCGAGCCTCATCAAGCTCACCGCGAGCGCTCTCCGCGTGAAGGTAATCGTAGACGGCATCGACCATCGCGTTCGCAACAGCAATCTTCTCCTGGACCCATTCGGGAAGCTCGTCCTCGTCCTCCATCGCGTCGTGAAGCTCCTGCGCCTGACTTGCGAGGTTATAGAGGTTATTCTTGATCATCGAGGATTCCTCACGGGCGTCCGAGTCTTCAAACCTCATACCTCCGCCCTGCTTCGCCATGGGCGCTGCGCCGTCCATGTGTCCACCGTAACCGAGGATGTCAAGCATCGGCATCGCCGCAGCCATAGCATTAGGAAGCTGTCCCTCGCGAGCCATGCAACCGCACTCGGCGATGATCATCCTACGTAGTTCGTTCCTGTTCATTATCTTTTCCCCTTATTCTTAATCTTAATCTCGACGGAAGGAGTCTTCGGCAGCATCCGCGCTTCCTCGGAGAGACGAGCGATCTCGATCGTTGCCATCCTGAGAACCATTTCGGCCTGCTCAAGGGTGAGCCCTCCGCCTAGCAGGTTCACGATGCTCATGTCAGCGATCTCGCTGAGCTCTTCTGCACCTGCACGACCGCCGTGCTGAAGTGAACTGATCGCGCGGGCCACGGATTCCTTCGGCGTAAACTTCTTGGATCTCATAGTTTCTCTCATCATGCTATAGATATTCATTAGGAGCGAGTCTTATGCGTGATGTTTCCATCAAAATGATGATGCTAGAGTATGTCAGCTTTACGCGGATGATGCAGCTCTGGTTTCACGGTGCACACCACCTGACACGCGGCGTGAGCTTCTCAGGTGATCACGTGAATCTCTACGGTAAGATTTATCTGACCTTACAGGAGCAGGTCGACGGCGCTGTCGAGAAGGGCATCGGTCTCTTCGGGGATGAGTGCGGCGACCCGATGATGATCACTGCACAGGCGGCCCTGATCATGTCCGAGTATCCGAGCCCTCGTGAGCTTCCCCCGGCTGGCATCGCAGCGATTGGTCTTCAGATTGAGAAGGACTTCCTGAAGTTCTCGCAAAATTTCTACGATGAGCTCAAACGAGCGGGGGCGATGACACTAGGGCTTGATGATATGATCATGGCGAATGCAAATGTCAATGAGACGCATGTCTACCTGCTCCAGCAGCGAATCAAATCAGACCTCAGCCGATAACAACGAAGGGGAGGCCGAAGCCTCCCCTTACTTTTACTGCTTACCTATCGGATTAGGCGCGACCGAGCACGTCGTCGCTGTCCTCAGCGCCGAAGATGTAAGGGGCCGCGCGATTTCCGCGAACGGTGTGATACCGGCCCTCATAGCGAACGACCCGATAGCCGGAGCGCTCGACCGGCACCCGGCGGATCTCCTCACCCGTGGATCGGACGCGGATCACGACCGGCTTCCGCGGGCGGCGGGGCGTCGAGGTCGACGTTGCATTCGAGACCGTCTGGGTGGACGTGTTGCCCTTCTGCTGGGTGGTCCCGCGCGTCGAGGACCGGGTGGACGTCGCGTTGGAGGGGGTCGTTTCCGCGGGAGCGGCGACGGTGGTGGAACGGGAAGAGTTGCGATTACGGTTGCTCATTTGTCTCTTTTTCCTTTTGCTTTTGTTTTGACGAGGTCCGTTGGGGCCGCCTCGTGAATCAATACTAGCTTGAGGTTGCAGGTTTTGCAGATGCTTTCGAACTTTTCTGGACTTTTTATCAGATCTAACTTAAGTTTTCTGCTGAACGATTTCACGGTGTGCTCAACCTTCAGGGAACATGAAAGGCAACAAACGGGCCATGATGCCAGAAGCTGAACTGGTCGTCTGGAGCGAGTGTATTTCGCTCCACAACGACCAGTGTTGTGCTCCCTGATTCTCTTCTCAACTGATGTTGAGATACCGCAGTAGAGTGTACCGTCTGAACACTCCACGAGGTAGAGGCTGTAGAGCTTACTCGTCAATGTACTCCAGCATCTGATCAGCCTCATAGGTCGAGTCGCCCAGACGGGCACGAATCTTTGCGATTCGCAACGCAGCCTTGAGAGCCTTCACATCGACGCCGTGACCCTCTTCGTACTCCTCGAGGATCTCTTTCTGAGTCTCACGTAGAAGTCCCATCTCGTTCTCGATGGAGGTCAGCTTCTCAACCAGCTCACGAACAACTTCCTTGGTAGCCATGCTTATGTCTCCTTTACTTTGATATTAATGATCTCAGTCTCTTCTTTCAAGCTCATCGCCCCAGGCTAGCACAACCTGGCCATTCATCAAAATCTCAAAATACTCATGATCATTTGGATCCTTACCGACTCTCTTTATCACGACCGCAAGTCTTGCATCGTCACTCTTTACAACTGGAGAGTTCGAACGAAGCCCTGAGAACTTGCTCGTTCGAACGTAAACTAGAGCTCCAGGTGCAAAACTTGAGATCACTGAAGATCCTCGCCCTCAGGTTCAATGTAATCGGTCTCTTCGATCTCCGTACCGCATGATTCGCAGATATGCACATTAACGTGAGAGTTTGAATGCAACACTGTCACGATGTCGTCCACGGTATCAGCGAAACTTTCGATTTCGTTAATGTCGAAGTTTAGAACTAGATCTCCCACTGGGACGAATATCCTCCCGATCTCCTTCACTAGCCACGCTCCGTGTGGCAACCTGATCGCTCCCTTGGGCGGATTCGATGTTTGATTCATTGACGTCCTTTTTTTCTCTGCTATCGTGCGCTGGAAACAGGCTTGCAGTTTCCTCCTCCGTAGGCGCTTCGACCCCGATCTTGATGAGCTCTGCGATGAAGCTCGATCTATCTCTGATGCCTCGGGAGATCAGCCAGTCATGCTCGTTAATCTTTCTTCGAGCTACGTAAGCGTTCCAGTTCATTCCTCAATTATCCTCATTTGCTTTCGAATGTTTTGGTCCATAATCCCAAAAACCAGCGCTGCAGCCTCTTCTCCGATATCAGGAATGAGATGATCATTCAGCAGCTTACGCAGTGAGCTGATATCAAAGAAGCGACTCTCATTTATGAGGTTTGCCGAGGTCAGGAAGATCTCTTCCATCTTCTCCTCGTCCCATTCGAGAATCTCAAGCAACCTGGTCTCTAGATCTATCATCATGCCCCCGAGTAAATATCACCCAGCATCGAAGCCATCGAATCCTGGAACCGGGGGTCGATCGCAACTCGTCGAGATTCATCATCAAGACGATCCTCAGGAATGCCTTGCACGATGCAAAGTTCCCGCGCAAGCTTCTGCATCGCGCGGAGCAGAAGATTACGTGCCGTGGACACGGAAATGTCATCGCCATCCGCTGCCATACGCTCTGTGATCAACCGATACTCCAGGCCGCCCTCGACCGTAGCGTAACCGTTGCTGAACTTGGAACCGTCAGGCATACTCATTCGGAATCCTTCGCAGCGTCAAAGGCTGCAACTTCTGCTTCAGTGATCGGAAAATTAACGTGATCGGTTGGGCTCTCGATGAGACCAAAGCGAAGCCTGATGATCTTCTCCTCTCGAGCAGTAAGCCTGGCGAGTCCACGACGAATCGCTGCTGCAATCTTCTCGCGGTCGATGCTTGAATCGATCTCCTCTGGTCCGGAACCGACCAGGGTATCGCCGAGGCATGGTCCCTCGTCCCCATTATCGCCCTGACCGTGGGCATCGATCGACAGGGTGTACTTGGAAGTCTGCAGCAGGATATCAAGCGAGCCCTGACCAACGCCGAGGATATCAGCGAGCTCCTCGACGGAGGGTTGCACCCCGAATTCCTTCTGGTACTCTTCCGCTGCACGGCGGGCGCGCCAGACCAAGCTGTTCGCGCCCGCCGGCAAGCGAATCGACGAAGACTGTAGGGTGATGTGCCGCATGACAGACTGACGAATCCACCAGGTCGCGTAGGTGGAGAACTTGAAGCCCCTCCGCCAATCGAATCGATCGACAGCCTTCATCAGGCCGAGGGTCGATTCCTGGATGAGATCCTCAAAATCGCAACCTCGATTCTGGTACCTCTTAGCGATCGAGATTGCCAGTCGAATGTTCGACTTCACCATCCGGTTCCGGGCAATATTTCGAACAGACTCGTCCTTGCTCTCCATCTGCTGGGCGAGGGTCACCTCATCCTCACGCGTCAGGAGAGAGTGACGACCGACTTCCTTGAAGAAGCCTTGCATCATGTCAGGCACTTGACCCTCCTTAGTTTTCGTTGTTGTAGTATTCGCTGTAGCCACTCTCGTAGAATCCAGCCGGAAGGGAACGAAGGTACTCATCATGGAGTCTCTTACGATTTTCCCGAACCCGAAGCTCATCAACAAGGTAGCAAAGCTCTACCTCAACATCGTACGTCTCGCGATTGCGGCGACGATCAGATTCGATCCACACGCGGTACTGGTTCACCTTTGCGCGGACTTCGTCCTCGGGCATAACCGCAATGTAATCACGATCGTACACAGGAACACTTCTATTCGACATTTACTTTCTCTTTGCTTGATGTTCCGGTGTAGGTTATCTGCCACCGGTTGGATTGGCCGTTGCCTTAATCCTGATTTACTATACCACATCATCATGTGGTTTGCACGCCTACATGCAAGAAATCTAGACGATCTTATCTTTTATGATCTTCACGTCGTCCTCAACGGTGTCAAGGCGATGCGACAGACCAGAAATGGCAGCCTCGAAAGTCTTTCGATCCGCCTCGTGGCTGTCCACGGTCTTCTCGAGAGCCCTCACTAGATCGTGGAGCTTCGCGTTCTGATCCTCGAGGTATTTCTGCAGAATGGGTAGGACCCTGGACGCGAGCCAGTAAAGGATGCCCGTTGAAAGTACCAACGCGCCGAACGGACCTGTGACAACACCTAAAGCTTCGTTCCAATCCATTGTTAGAGACTCCGTAGATCCTGCCTTAACTATTCAGCAGGTGAGTCATCGATGATGGTGCAGCCGACAGAAAGTAGCATGCTCGCCGCAGAATGTGCATTTTCCAGCGCGGAACGGACAACCTTCAGCGGGTCAACGATTCCAGCTTCGACAGTGTCAACGTAACGCTCGGTTGCAGCGTCATATCCCTGATTGTCGCGGAGGCGTTCAACTTTCGAGAGAACAAGTTCCGGGTTCCGACCCGCGTTGGAGACGATTTGACGTAAGGGAGCGCAGCAAGCCTGCAGGATCACATCTACCCCCTGCTTGAACGAATCACTTCGACCCCGCGCGACCCTTCTGCGAACCCGAGCCGCAGCCCTGACGAAGGCGGTCCCGCCACCGGGAAGTATCCCCTCTTCCACAGCAGCCTTCGTGGCGTGAAGCGCGTCATCGACACGATCACGTCGTTCCTTCAGCTCCGGCTCTGTCGCTCCACCGACGCGGAGAATCGCAACTCCACCGGCGAGTCTAGCGAGTCGACGCTTCAAGGCGTCGCGCTCGTGCTGGTCGAGTGATGCGTCTTCAATTTGGGACCGAATTTCCTGCGCGCGGGTCTCGATGTCCTCCTTCTTACCAGCAGCATCGATGAGAACGCTGCGATGGCGACCGATGATCGCCCGCTTGCAACGCCCGAGATCCTGCAAGCTGACCTTCATGAGCTCAGACTCACCCATGATCACTCGGGTGCCGAGCAGAGCAGCGAGATCCTGGAGAGCGTGAAGACGATTTTCACCGAATTCAGGTCCCTTTATCGCGCTCACCTGCAAGATTCCCTTCGTTCGATTGACGACAAGGCCCTGCATCGCCTCTCCCTCGATATCGTCAGCGACGATGAGTATAGGCTTCTGGGCGGTGTGAATCTTCTCCAGCAGCGGAAGCAGCTCTTTCAGGGTTGAGATCCTGCCATTAGTAAGCAGGACGTACGGAGAGTCCAGGACAGAGACCATCTTCTCACTGTCTGTCACGAAGTACGGGGAGAGATACCCACGATCAAGCTCAGCGCCCTCCACAACATGTAGGCTCGTGCTGAAGCCCTTTGCTTCCTCGACGGTGATCGTTCCGTCACGACCGACAGCTCGCATCGCCTGGGCGAGAAGCTCACCGATCTCACGTTCGCCGTTTGCAGAGATTGTACCGACCTGGATAATCTCTTCGTCGGAGGAGACAGGTTTCGCCATTGCGCGAAGTTCATCGATCACGCTCGTGACCGCCCACGACATGCCTGCACGGACCTCGGGACTGCTGTGATCACCCGATAGGACCCTGAGACCTCCATTGAAGATTGCATGTGTGAGGACAGTGGCGGTTGTCGTCCCATCACCCGCTGCGTCGCAGGTCCGACTGGCCGCCTCCTTGACGATCTGCGCTCCGAGGTTCATATTACGATCCCGAAAGTCAATCGCACGGGCGACCGTGACGCCGTCCTTGGTCACGACCGGCGCCGACCCTGGGATCTCGATTATCACATTCTGACCCGAGGGCCCCATCGTGACCCTGACCGCCTGCGCGAGTGAGTCCACACCCTTACGTAGGCTCTCACGTGCCCCATCATCGAAGATAAGAGCCTTAAAACCCTCGGTCATACGTTAGTCCCTCAGGAGACGACGCTGGGACGCCTCGGTTACGATGCTCTCATTGGTAATCACTCGACGAGAGCCGGTGAGGGTGTTAACAGCGATGAGCAGGTCACCAGCGTGGACGGCAACCTCCTCCGTCTGGAGTGCTCCACGAGAGCGTAGGGAAGCCTGCTCCGAGTCTGGAAGCGGGCGATCAAATGAGAGTCCTGAATTAGTTGCCATGTCTTTCTCCTGTATCTACTATAATCACAACGCTCGGGAAGGAAACTGAATCCAGAGACGATCGAAAGACGCGATCCACTTCGGCCACGTCTTATCATTCGTGAATGACATGACTCCGAGTCCTTGGACTCTAGAACGCAGATCGTCATTTTTTCGAGATGGAGAGCTGAACGTTGCTTGCTCCCAGGTTTCCGTCAGATCCTCGAATCCGATCATCTTGAGGTTGTGCTCGAAAATAGCCCGTGTCTCCGGCTTCTTGGCGAAGAACAGCTCCAACGCGCCGTCCTCTGTCACGAGAGCCGCAGCGCGCTTGTCACCGATCCCGCGGATGCCAGGAATGTTGTCAGCGCCGTCGCCGCGAAGCGCCTTCCACCGAACGTAATCGTAAGGGGGGGCCTCAACAAAAATATCCTTGATGGGGGAGTACAGGGAGATACGGCGATCCTCAGAGCTCAGCAGCTGAGTAAAGTCGGAATCTGTGGAGACAACCGTGACGCGATCATCACGGTGAACCGACTTTGCAAGATGCGCGATGACATCGTCAGCTTCATAGTCAGCATGACGTGTTACAATGACCGGCAGGTGGCGTGAGATGATGTCTGTGACCTGTCGCTTCTGATTGCGGAAGGCATCATCCATCCCGGTGCGCTGTGCTTTGTAGGTGCCCTCAGAGGCCTCGATGCGCTTGCGCGGAATACCCTCCATGACGAAGTAGGCGACATCAGGCTTGAAGCGCTCAACCAGAGAACGTATGGATCGTAGGGCCACGATCGTGGTGCCGTGCTCAGCATCCTGCGACGCAACGCGGGCACGGTGAATGAGATTCAGGCCGTCGATGATAAGGACATGTCGCATTAGATCGTCACCCTCGCTTTCGTTCCATCCGGTAACGTCACCGTAGCGGTCATCGCTGGGAGCGTGTCCATAATCTCAGAGACCGGCTGCGTCGCAGTAGACGGTGACCGTCGGAACGCTTCCGCAGCAAGTTCAACCGTCTTGTCGACCATCGTGTTAACCTGCTGGGTCGTTCGGTCGATGAGAGCCGCGCGAAGCTTTTCAACATTAACGAAGTACTCAGCAGCTTCGAAATCAAGCGGAATGCTCTTCGGGCTGCCAGCGAGCTGGATCATCCAAACAGTTTCAGCTCCGCTGATAGTTCGTCGTAGGATCTCCTCTGTGACCTGAGCTGGATGGACTCGGCGCTCGCCAGTGGGTATCAGATAAACAATCTGACCGACTTCTAATGATGGTAGAGATTCTGTACTCATACCACCATTATAAGTCGGTCAGGAAGTTATTGCACGATTTCGTGCTAGACTAGCGCTTGAAGCCCCAGCCGAGACCGCCGATAGTTACACCGCGTGACTTCATGACCGAGCGAATCTCACGACGGACAGCCTCACGAACAGCCGACTCCTCTTCCATCTCAGCCTTCGCAGCCCGCATCTCGGTACGGATCATCTCACGAACGGCCTTCTCCTCGTCCTCTTCGGAGCTCTTCTTACGACGAGCTTCCATGTGAGGGTCCTCACCCTCAGACTTGTCGTCGAGCTCAGGCATCATATTACCCTCTTCGTAAGACCCTTCAGTCGTAACCTCACCGTCGAGCCAGGGATCGCCCTCCACCGCGCCGCCACCGAACTGATCCGCCTTCGGATCCTTGATGCCCTTCGTCTTGCTCTCGACCATGAGGCCTGAGAGCTTCGCCATTCTTGCCTTATCGAAAATCATTTGATTCGTCTCCGTTTCTTAAGTATTCCTGATCGACGAACTTGGCCCAAAACAAAAGCAAAGTCCTCGTTCGTTATTACTAACTATTGCAGGAATTCAAGTTCCTCACTTGTCCGTTGAAATTTTTTCTCGAATAGACTGTGTGATTCGCTTGCCCTTCTCGGCAGCCTGACGAAGCGGTTCAAGACCGAGAATCGAACGAACCTTATCGTACTCCTGCTCGGAGAGACCATTCTTCAGATGACTAAGGTCTACGAACTGCTTGAGATCCATGTCGATGACAGGAACCTCCTCGCCGTCAAATCCAGGCTCAAAATCGCCCGTCTGGCGGGAGACGAAGATGAAGATCATCTTCGGGTCCTCCTGATCGGTGGGAACGTGGATGAACGGGATCTGGGATCCCCCGCCCTCCGACTCTTCGTAGACAATCTCCGGAATCCAGTTCTTAATAGCTTTGCTCATGTTCCAATTTATATCCGGCTGGATGACGTCATAAACTCAATTTGCGCTCTTATTCTAAGTTATCTTGGATTTTGCGCCCTGCAGAGCAGCCTGTCCAGTCTGCAACTTCCTATCGAAATCATCGAGAACGGCAAGGTATCGCTTTCCGATCTCTGTCTTTTCGAGACCCGCTCGGTCCTGTGGGCTGATTGGAAGGCCCATAACCCTGGAAGCATCATTGAAAATTGAGTCGTAAGAGTTTATCAGCTTTCCCTGTATCTGGGATTTCGAAGCCCCCAGCATTATCGTCTCAGCAGCCTTCAGGTCATCACTCTCAGCGACATCAGGAGCCTGCTTGCGGAGCTCCGCGACCGCAGCTTTGAATTTTACAGGATCCTCCTTCTGCTGCTTTTGCAGATCGGAGGTGATCTTCTGCTTCACCGATCTTATATTCGAATCGTAGAGCTTAAGTCCAGCGGATGAAGCCCCAGACATCGCATCGAGCAGCTCATCGAAATTCTTTGCCTCAATCACCTTCTTGACGATCGCAACACGACCTGAGACAATCTGGAGGATCTCACCCGCTCGCTTCTGCTCATCCTCGACGTACTTCTGAGCTATGCTCTGCATCTTCCCAATCTCGCGCTGAACCTCGGGTGGTACCACCTGCGCCTTCTTTGTGGGTGCCGGAGCAGGTTGACCTATGACGTCCACTGCTGCTTTTTGCTCGGAGAGGCTGGACGAGTATCTGTATCCAAAGAAGTCCAAAGCCCTCTGAACCCGTGGCGTGATCGGGAAAGACTTTTCATCGCGTGTGGAGGGTTTGCGTGTGGAGGGTTTACCCGTGTCGATACTTTCGGGACCATCAGCTTCAGCATCAGCGGACCTTCGTAGCTTTGACTGGTAACCGCTAATTTCAGGTGGGATGTACTTCTCACCGTCCGGGCTCGATAGCTTCGCAGATCGGTGGGTCGAGGCGAACAGCAGCGGGTTAGCTGCGAATGTCAGGAATTTCGGCCCGAAACCGCCAAGGCCCTCTATCCCTTCCATCTCGTAGAACTTCCTGAAGTGTGTCAGGTTCTCCTTCGTCTCCTCATCATACTTTCTGCGACCCACCGCAAAATTTTCGAAAGCCTCGCCTATCTTCTTTCGATCATTGGAGAATGATGCCTGGATAACGTTTAGGTTAAGAACAAGCGTGTGCCCAAGCAGCTTGAAGGATGAGACCAGAGATTTGAAGAAGTTCCCGATGCTGCCAACAATCACGTCGACATCTTCAGATGACAGCTTCATGTAGCTCGGAAGCGAAGCGATCCGTTCGTTTAGGAGATCTCTGCTGGTTCTCACTGCTGCACCTACCCGCCGATCTTTATCGGAACGGGACCCGGCGTAGGTGCAGGAGCAGGTGAAGCCGCCTGAGTCGGAGGCTTCACGGCCGTCGAGGGCACAGACCCCTCTGATTTCTTAATCTGAAGAGCGTATGGGTCCTTCGGGTCGATAGCGTCAACGGAATCGACCCCACTCGTGAGGATCTGCCCCAGGCCTTCGAGAAAAGCGATGAGAGCGGTTTTCTCGTCCTCGTCAAACTGATTGACGTACTGCTCAAGTTCACTTTTCACATTTGAATCTTTCGTAGAACGACCTGATCTGACGATGTTGATCTTCTCGATGATATCCTCAACTGTGATAGGCTGCATTGGTGCCTGCGGAGCAGTCGGAGCGGTAGCGGACGGTGGCGCAGGTGGTGGCACCGGGGCGTCGGAAGGTGGTTCGCTCACCTGCTCATGAAGCTTACGAAGGTAGCTCAGCAGCTCACGCTCAGTTTTGATCGCTTTCATTTGTCACCACTCTCGTTGTAACGAATCCTGTTGTGCGTGGTCTCACGGTAACGTTCGTTGTAGCGACGAGCCGGGGAATCGGCGTGGTTCTCAGCGTAGTGCTTGATCCGTTCACGCGACTCGTCCTCACGACGTACGATGTCCTGCATGAACTTATCAAATTCAAACTCCTGCATTTTCTTGCTCCAGTATCGTTAAGTATGATCTATCCGACTCTACGCCGGAAACAAGAGCTTTAAATTCAAGACCTACGAGGACAACACCGAGTCTCTCGTCAGTTGTGAATGCACGCAACATTCGCCTTGAGAGATTCGGTGTCTTCAGGCACAAGACCTTTCTGTCTCGTGCGTCGATGCTTGTTGAGGTAACTGTGAGCTGGACGTAATCATCGTCAATGTTTACCAGGCACTCGAGCTCGGATGCCGGGGTTTCCGTGATCTTGTCAGCTGCAATGTCAAGCTCAAGGCCCTCGGAGGCGAAGAAATAGGAACGATCCTCACCTATACCCGTAGGAGCAGACATCGTTGTAGATGAGCTCTGATTCATTGGCGTACTCCTTATCAACTTCCGTCACGCATTCGACGCCGTGTGTGAACACCTCGATCGTAACGTTTGGGCCGTTACATGTGATCGAGGCATGATGATTCCTCTCATCCTCGTAATCCATAATCTCATTGAGGAACGAACGGGCAGCCCCGCGGCTACCGAACTCGTAGGTTCTGCAGAGCCGCTCCGGTGATTGCTTGATGAACCATCTGCTCTCACTACGTGGAGCGACGGGTAGAACCCGGGTGTCCATGTGAAAGTCGCGCGGCGTCGTTGATGCCATTTCAAGCTCAAAATACTCACGTAGCAGGTTCGAGACCCGCGGGGACTGCACGATCTACTTCCTCCCAAGCTTACGTGCTGCCTTGATCTTCGATGAAAATTGCTCACCCTCGGGCGATCCCTTGAGAAACTCGCCCACTGAGAGCTCGGGTGGCTTCTTACCGGGTGCAAGACTCCGGAGTGTCGAATACGCAGGCTTCAGGTAAGTTCCGTATTCCGCAGCGTCAGCGTCCTCGGCAGACATGACGAATGCAGCGGTAAGCAAGTTGATGTAGTTGTTTGACTCCGCCTCGTCAAGTAGGTAATCAACGAAGTCACGGTAAACTCCGTCGAGACCCATCTGATCAAGCTGCACCTTCTCACGCTCGGTGAGCGGTGGTGAATTAAACTCTGAGAGAAATCCCTCTCCGATCCGACGACCGAACCCCTTTCCGCCCGCTCCTTTAAACTTCATGTCAGCGATCTGTGACAGAGCTTCGTAAGTGATCATACCTTCGAAGCTCTTAAAGATCGATGTCCGGGTCAGAAGCTTCGGATCTTCCTCGAGCGCACGTGAGAACTCAGAGAGACCTTCCTCCTCGATCAGTTCCTTGAGCACAGCTTGATTCTCAGGAGCTGACAGACCGTCTACGAATGCTTCCATAATCGAGTTCCTGACGTAGGCACGGTCGCCCTTTCCGCTTATGAAAGCCAGAAGGGATCGAACTCCAGTGACGTCACGGATGAATGACTGACGCAGGCCAGAGGCGGCAGCGTATCCCATCGGCTTTGCGTACTTCTCCCATTCGAACTTTGCCATCCGCTCCGGAGCGCCGGCGGATGGCTTCTTGGAGTCTTTCGCTGGTTTCGATGATCCGCCAGTCTCGACCGTGTTTGTCCTGATAAAGAACTTCACGAAGTTCGCGAGATCCTTGTCCCTACGCGTGGAGAAAGCTTTCTGGACCTTGTCCATCGTCTTATCATCGACACTCTCCATTCCCTCAAGGATCTCCATGAAGATCTCAAGATCTGAGTTACTGATCAGAATGTCATCGACAAGGCCGAGAAGCTTGAAGAGGTCACTTTTGACCAGACCCAGGTTACCCAATGCGTCTGGGTACTCCCTTAGAATCCGATCAACGTTGACATCACGAGGCGCGGTCTTTGATGTGGTCTCGTCCTCATCGGGAGATCCCAAGTCAGTGTCCTTGTAAGTCTGATACATAAGCTTCCCGGCGCCTCTGTACTCATCCTCCGCCTCACCCAGCAGGGCTCGGAGAATAGCAGTCTTGCGTCTCACAGATTCGATCTGGATCTCCTCGTCGTCGCTGCCCTCCTCCTCGATCTGCTCGATGATACTCTTGAATGCCATATACGCTTTCTCAACGTGGTCGGTGGGCACCATGCTGGAAAGCGCCTGCAGCGCGAAGCCGAGCTCTCTCTGGTTCATCGGAGTGTAATCCTCGTCTTCCACAGGAGGACGCTCAACTTCGATCTGTGTGGACATCCGATCACTCGGAGTGAGAGGAAGCTCAGCGGGTAACGACGACAAGTCGGGACCGACGGTCAAGCGACGCGAAGGGTCGCTCTTTTTGAAGTCGCCCTCGCTGAGAGACTTTTTGATTATGCTCTGTAAAACCGACTTCTTTACACTGACAGTAGACATTTATGATTATCCTTCGTTAAATCTATTCTAATTATTCTACACTCGGAATAGAAATCGAAAAGGCCGCGATGAGCGGCCTTTTCTTTTGTGTATTGAACCTGACCTACAAATTATTCAGTCTGGGTCTCAGTGGCAGGGACAGCCTCAACAGCAGGGACAGCCTCGACAGCCTCAACAGCAGGGACAGCAGGGACAGCCTCGACAGCAGGGACAGCCTCGACAGCAGGGACAGCCTCAACAGCAGGGACAGCCTCAACAGCAGGGACAGCCTCAACAGCAGGGACAGCCTCCTCGCCGAAGAGAGTGACAGAGACAGCGGTGAGAACAGCGATGATAGCAGCGATGATAGC